ATGGCTAGCTCAGGCGTAAATAAAGTGATCTTGGTAGGAAGACTTGGTGACGACCCCACTATACGTTATCTCCCTAACGGTGGCGCGGTGGCAAACATGACACTGGCGACGTCCGATTCATGGCGGGACAAACAAACCGGCGAGCAAAAAGAGCAAACCGAATGGCACCGCGTGGTGGTGTTCGGGAAGCTTGCGGAGGTAGCTGGCGAGTACCTGCGGAAAGGCTCGCAGGTTTACATCGAAGGCCAGTTACGCACCCGCAAATGGACAGATCAGTCTGGTCAGGAGCGCTACACCACTGAAATCAACGTACCTCAGATTGGTGGCGTAATGCAGATGTTAGGCGGGCGTCAGAGCGGTGAGCCGACAGGCGGCCAGCAACAGGCGCGACAACCACAACAGCAGCGCCAGAAACAACAGCGGCCGGAGCAATCCAGCGAGCCGCCAATGAACTTCGACGATGACGCTCCGTTTTAACCATCGGCCTACCCTCCCCTAACCACGCTATACACGCACTCTAAATAAATAACCGGAGTCAAAAATGCTCACACCTCAGCAGGTATTAGCCTGCCTACGGCGGGATAGCCGCAACCATATTACAGAGTCATGGAGATGGATGGGTGACCTTACGGACGTGGCATCCGGCTCCGGTATTTACGAAATGTCTCTGAACGAAATAGACCCCTATTACGCAGGCTGGTCAACGCTACTGGAATACCAGTATCACATCATCCACCCGGTAACACTCAAGACCATCATGGATCAACTGGATAAGGAGCCATGGGGAGACGGGGCGCTTGGAGGCGTCGTTTACCGGCTTAAAGAAGGTTACTCATCATGATTGGTCAATCCTACAACCCTGATATATCCCCTAACGAATTAGTAGCCCGCCAAAGAGTAAAGCCTATGCCAGACAAATCGGAGTTACTCAAACGCCACAGTTTTCCCGGCCCGGATGATAACCGCTACATCAGCCTGATGATTAAAGGAGTGCGGAAATGACAGATAACAATAAGACCCTGGTAAGCGCAGGTCATGAACTGGCGTCTGAGTTAAAAGCCGACTGCGGCGCGGTAGACGTGCGTAGCGTGGCTAATTTGCTGACCGAGCTTGCATCGGCGCTGGACGTGCAGAGTGCGCGTAGTGATGCGCTGGAGGCTGAGCTTAAAAAAGCCGAAGCAAACGACGCTGACGCACGTTGTCATGTTGCAGAGCTGGAAGCCAGATGTGAAGCGCTGGCGGCTGAGTTAAGCGCCATTGAAAATATTCACAATGATGCTGTGTTTATTACAGATGATCACTACGAGCAGTGCCCGATGGAAGTGAAAAAAATCATACGGTCACTCGCTGTAATGCAAATCCCTTCATACAAGGCCTTCCTGGCTGAAGTGCGGGCGCAGGGTGTGGAAATGTTCGCAGCATCAGAGCGCAAACTGGTAGCAAAACACGCCAGCACCATTGATACATCAAGCGTTGAATACGGTGCTGCGCGTGCAGATGACTTCGCCGCCCAACTGCGCGGTAACGCCGATGGAGGTGCGTTGTGAAATTGACCAAAACTCAGCGCGCTGAATTGCGCATGAAATTTGGTGGCCGCTGCGCCTATTGCGGTTGCGAGCTTGGCGATAAATGGCATGCAGACCATGTAAAACCGGTTCTTCGACACATGAACGGCAACGGCATGATTTATGCGGACCTAGACACTCAGGAAAATCTTGTTCCTGCATGCCACCCATGCAATCTGCATAAGCATTGCAGCAGCCTGGAAGACTATCGCCGAATTATTGATGACGGTCGCCGTGAGTTTCTTCGGTCAGGAAAAGGGAAAGCCCTGGTGCGCATGGGTTTGGTTGAGATGAAAGCAGACCCTATCGTTTTCTGGTTTGAAAAATATCAGTCCGAGGAGCACGCAGCATGAACACAACCGAACTACTGATCGCCAACGGTCAACTCGTTGCTGATACGCTCCGGCATTTAGCTGATAACGAAATCGACTCGGATTATTTCGCTATCACGTCAACGAGCGAAAACGGCACCGAGATTGATCACGAACTGGTCATTACAGATTACGCACTACAGGCGGCATCAACAGTCGAGGCGCTGGTAGAGGCGCTGGTAGAGGCGCTGGAGAGTGCGCAGCGGACTATCTCAGAACTGGAATCAATCCCCGGCAACATTAACCGCCCAGCAGTTTGGGTACGGGTGGGAGACAGCAACCACGCTCCAGACTGCACGCTGGATAACGACGAGGCGAGGGAATGGGCTGCGCGAGGGTTAGAGGTGGTGCGTATGGTGAAACCAGTACCGGAGGCGCGGACGGTCACCCTGCCGACTGCGTATGACCTTTCCGGGGAGACTGACGGTAATTGCCATTTAAACGATGCAAGTATGCAGGCAGATGTTGACGGTTGTTATTTACTCCGCCGTGACGTCGAACAAGCCTGCGCCGCCGCTGGCATCAAATGCGAAGTGAAGGGGGAGTGAGTATGACTGTAGCTCTAGTAGATAAACGTCGTAGCGGGCAACGCATTCCCGGACTCGGCATGCCAAATGGGACGTGGTTTGCGGTGCTGGATATTCCTGGCATGGAAAAACTTGTTAACCAGCAGCATACCAATGACCCGCTCGATGTTACGCCAGCCAAAGCGAAAAAGATGGCTGACATTGTTGAAGCGTGGTCTCCACCTGATGGATGGTCTGGTGACATGGCTGAAAGAATGAAGGCGTATATCATTGATTTTCTAAGAAATTGCAATGGATTCAGGAGTCACTAACCCATGACAGCCAAATGCGCAGTTTGCATTGTTGGGATGATCGGTTCTCTTCAGGTAAACGAAGGCCACTGGGCAGAAGCAGAGGCGCGATTCCAGAAGGTCATCGCAGACTGGAACGAGAAGACAAAGCGTCACGCCGTCCCTCACCATGGTTTCGCCAACAAGTTTAATCACTGCCCGGTATGCGGGCATAAGGTCACTGAATGACATTCACCAAAGAGCAGTTGATCGAGCACATCACTGGGCGAAAGGAATTTGCGGAAGAATGTGTTTCCGATTCGACGCTGCATCCTGAGCGCCGAGAGTATTACGCATTATCGTTAGCCACGCTTGAAATCGCCCTTGCCGCGCTGGAGTCCCGCGCGGATGCGGAGCCAGTAGCGTGGACAGACGCGGATGAGTTACGGGACGCCACCGTTTCTGGCTCCGCTTATCTGTTTGGAATTGGGCATGACGCTAATAAATTTGCTGATCCGCGACGTCAGATAATGCTCTACACCCGAGCGCAGCCCGCGCCGGTAGTGGTTGATTTCAATAAGCTGGCGCGTGAACTGGTGGAAAATCTGGTTGATTGTAACGGCGCTGATGATAGCGCTGTTAAGCAGTATCAGAAATGGGCGGAGAAGACCTGCCGCGCCGCCATGCTCAACGGGGGTAAATCATGAGCCACGCATTCGACAGTAAGGCGTTAGAGTTATCACGGAAGACTATTGCTTTGTTTTTCGAGCCAATGCCTGGTGTGCAGTTGCAGGCAAAAATCCAGAATCTTTTCATTGATGCCATGAAATTCGCAGCGCCAGCAGTACAGGCAGAGCAGTTGTCCGGCAATACCGAACAGGTAAGCCAGCCGCGAATTCCGAACAACCAGTAATGGGTGAGCATGAAGAATAATAAGCGCGCATTAGATCATGCCAGGCTCGCAAGCCTGTTGTCATATTGCCATCTGACAGGTGATTTCACTTGGAATGAAAAGAAAGGACGATGTCATAAAGGTGAGAAAGCAGGTGCGGTGAATGGTGTTGGCTACCGTTTAATTCAGATCGACGGTGTCCGGTATTATGCTCATCGTTTAGCGTGGCTATATGTTAACGGGTATATGGCTGAAGTAATTGATCATATCAATGGTGTCAGAGATGACAATCGCATAACCAACCTTAGGCCAGCCAGTTATTTAACAAATTCATATAATACATCAAAAAATAAATGGAACACTTCTGGATACAGGGGCGTGGTGTGGCACAAGCAGAGAGAAAAGTGGGTTGTTCAAATAAAAGTCGGCGGGAAGACTCGCTCTTTTGGTTTGTATGACGACATTAACGTTGCCGCAGAAGTAGCAAAGCAGGAAAGGAAAAAGTTGCATGGAGAATTTTACACAGAGCGATAATCACATTCATCAGCAACGAATACAGCCCGCTTCGGCGGGTTTCTTTTTGCCTGGAGATAACCAATGGAGACATACAGCATCACATTAGATGAGGCATGCGCCATGCTCGGCATATCCAGACCCACAGCAACAAACTGGATCAAGTCAGGAAGACTGCAGGCCACCCGCAAAGACCCCGCAAAACCAAAATCCCCCTACCTCACTACTCGCCAGGCTTGCATTGCGGCCCTCAACTCGCCGCTGCATACTGTTGCCGTGAGCGCGGGTGATGAACATAAAGAGGATCGAAAATGTCCATCTTCCGCAGAGGTGAAATATGGTACGCCTCGTACTCGCTCCCGGGCGGGAAGCGAATTAAGGAAAGCCTTGGGACTTCCGACAAGCGGCTCGCTAATGAGCTACATGACAAGCGCAAAGCTGAACTGTGGCGAGTAGAGCGGCTTGGGGATTTCCCGGACGTAACGTTTGATGATGCCTGCATGCGCTGGCTGGAAGAAAAAGCAGAGAAGAAGTCTCTCAAGGATGATCGTGGCCGCATGGCGTTCTGGCTGGCACATTTTGAAGGAGTTCGGTTAAAGGATATCACTGAGCAAAAAATTTACTCTGCAGTCAGTCGGATGAGCAACAGGAAGCAACTGGAGATATGGAAAGCAAAAGCGGCTGCAGCGCAACGGAATGGAGTGCCGGCACCGGAATACCAGGCGACACAGGTAACCACGTCAACCAAAGCTAAACATCTGGCGCTGATGAAGGCGATCCTTCGTGCTGCAGAGAGGGAATGGAAGTGGCTAGAGAAAGCGCCGGTAATCAAAATTCCTCAGGTGAGGAATAAGCGCGTTCGGTGGCTGGAAGTGGAAGAGGCGAAAAGACTGATTGATGAATGCCCGGATCCGCTTAAGTCGGTCGTCAGGTTTGCGCTGGCGACCGGCTTGCGGCGATCGAACATCATCAATCTGGAATGGCAACAAATCGACATGCAGCGTCGCGTTGCCTGGGTAAACCCGGAGGACAGCAAATCAAACAGGGCTATTGGGGTGGCGCTGAACGATACGGCCTGCAGGGTGCTCAGGGAGCAGTTAGGCAATCACAATAAATGGGTTTTTGTCCACCTTAAATCAGGCAACCGGCCGGACGGCACAAAAACACCAGAAGTCAGGAAAATGCGTGTTGATGATGGCAGGGCATGGAATGCAGCCTGTCGTCGCGCAGGGATAGAGGATTTCAGGTTCCACGACCTGAGACACACGTGGGCCAGTTGGCTGATCCAGTCCGGAGTGCCGTTGTCAGTCCTGCAGGAAATGGGGGGATGGGAGTCCATTGAAATGGTGCGGCGTTATGCGCATCTTGCCCCCAACCATTTAACGGAACATGCTCGGCAAATTGACTCAATTTTGGGGGTTTGTGTCCCAAATATGTCCCACTATGAAAATCAGGAGGAATTTAAAGAGGCGTAA